TCATTGTAGTTACAAATAGAAAATTTTTATGGAGACAGGCATGGATAGTAAATATATTTTGGTTTTTACTTAATATAGGTTTAGCAATATCAATGCGTTCATCAAATACGATGACCACTGATTTAATATGGAGAGGTGATTTATAATACCTCGCGAAAGTGTCCAAACAATAAATAATTTCTAGATAAAACTGAGAACTCGGAGAAAAACATGGCGACTCCTCAATTATCTCCCGGCATACTGGTCAGAGAGGTTGATTTAACGGTAGGAAGAGCAGATAATGTATTAGACAATATCGGCGCGATTGCGGGCCCATTTCGTCTAGGCCCAATTGACACACCTATTCAAGTTTCTAATGAAGAGGAACTTATTAAGAATTTTGGTAAACCCTTATCCACAGACAGGCAGTTTGAATATTGGATGAGTGCAGCATCATTCCTATCATATGGTGGTGTATTAAAGGTAGTGAGAGCAGACGATGCGGATTTAGGAAACGCAAACGCTGGTGTGGGTATTGCATCTACAACTGTGATTGGTGGAACAGGTGGTTTAAAGATAGAAAACTTTGATGACTATCAAGAAAACCATGAGTCTGACACAACTTTCTATTATGCAGCAAAACATCCGGGTTCATGGGCAAATGGATTAAAGGTTTGTCAGATTGACGACGCAGCAGATCAAATAATAGGTATAAACACAACGAGTTTAGAAGATTATGGATGTACGATTGGTACAGGTGTTACTGCAGCTTTAACAGGTGTAGTCATACCGGGTGCTGGATCAACTTCATCATTTACTGGACATTTAAAAGGGATAGTCACTGGTGTTAGAACCGATGCAACAAATGGTGATTCTAAGTTTGATGTCAAGATCACTTCGAGAGTATCAAGTGCAGGAACTGAATTTCCAATTGACTATGCAACCAGTTCATTAACTAATTCATTCAAAACAACAACAGAGGGTGGTGGTGCTGGAATTGCAGCAACAACCGTGTTCTTTGTCAATAGTTCAGGTATTAACACTGGTGCACCAAATGCAGCGAACACAGCTGCCTCTGCTGAGATTGTAACAGCAGTTGATTGGTACGATCAACAAACATTAGGTTTAGAAAACTCCACTATATTCTGGAAATCAATCGCTTCGAGACCAACAACTAATAAGTACGCTTCTGATAGGGGTGGAAAGAACGATGGTATTCACGTAGCAATTGTAGATGATCTCGGAACAATCACAGGTATTCAAGGAAACATACTTGAGAAATTTACCGGATTATCAAAAGCAACTGATGCGATATCAAATGTAAATTCACCTGAGAAGATATACTATAAAGATTTCATTGCTAATAGAGCAGAGAATATCTATGCTGGATTTAATCCATCACAATCACAGGATACATTCCATAGAACAGCAGATGGTGCATTCCAAGAACCAAGAGCAACTGGATTTGGAACAGGATTTGTTGCAAACACAACTGCACAAGGTTTGTGGAGTCAAAACGCACAGAACACAACATTCGCTGGAATTGGAAACGTCACTTATGACTTAGGTGGTGGTACAGATTATACAAGTGTTTCTGGTGCTATTCCTGCTCCCGGAGAAAACGGTGGTATGACTGCAACTCTTGGAGAGTTGAAAACTGCATATGATACTTTATCAAATAAAGATGAGCAAGCAGTTGACTTCTTAATCATGGGGCCAGGTCTTGGATCAAGAGATTTATCTCAATCAAAAGCAAATCACCTAATATCAATCGCTGAAGCAAGAAAAGATTGTATGGCAACTATTGGGCCACACAGAGGAGATCTTGTTAACATTGCTAACTCAACAACTCAAACAAATAATCTTCTTGAGTATTTCAGTCCACTAACATCATCATCATTTGCAACATTTGATAGTGGATACAAATATATGTTTGATAGATTCAATAATCAATTTAGATTTGTTCCAACAAACGGTGATACTGCAGGACTCATGGTAAGAACTGCAATTGAATCATTCCCATGGTTCTCACCAGCAGGGGAGCAAAGAGGTGTGATTAATAATGCAATTAAACTTGCATATAATCCAACAAAAGATCAAAGAGATCTATTATATCCACAAAGGATAAATTCATTTATCACAAAACCCGGAGTTGGAACACTCTTATTTGGTGATAAAACTGCATTATCATTTGCATCTGCATTTGATAGAATTAACGTTCGTCGTTTGTTCCTTACAGTTGAACAAGCTCTTGAGAGTGCTGCTGAAGCACAACTCTTTGAGTTAAATGATGAACTTACAAGAGCAAACTTCAGAAACATTGTTGAACCATTCTTACGAGATGTAGAAGCAAAACGAGGTCTATCAGGATTCTTGGTTATTTGCGACACATCCAATAACACTCCTGATGTTATTGACAACAATGAATTTAGAGCTGATATCTTCTTGAAACCAGCGAGATCAATCAACTTCATTACGTTGACATTCGTTGCCACACGAACTGGTGTGAGTTTTGAAGAAGTAGCAGGTCGAGTTTAATTAAATAAATAACTAAAGGAGACTAAGAACCATGGCAACAACAAGAGAAAACAAAACAATTTCTCAATTTAAATCTCAACTTATTGGTGGTGGTGCAAGACCTAACCTGTTTGAGGTAGAACTTACTACCTTACCAGCAGGTATTGCATGGCCAGCTGATAACTTTAGATACATGTGTAAAGCAGCACAGTTACCTGCATCAGTTATCGCTAATATAGACATACCATTTAGAGGTCGTATTTTTAAAGTTGCTGGAGACAGAACCATCGAACCTTGGAGCATCACGGTTATCAACGATGAAGACTTTAGAATAAGAAAAGCGATGGAAGAATGGGTTGATAGAATTGCTAAATTAGAAAATAATCTAGGTGCAACTGATCCAAGTGCTTATATGGTAAACGCGAAAGTTTTCCAACTTGGAAGAGGTGCTACACCAAGTTCATCAACAAACACTGGTGATCGTAATGCAGTTTTACGTGAATATGAGTTTATCGACATATTTCCAACAAGTGTTTCATCAATTGACCTATCTTATGATTCTTCTGATACAATAGAAGAGTTCGTAGTTGACTTTGCAGTTCAGTCATTTGCATTTGTTGATGCAGGTGGCCCTAACGGTTAACTAAATAGATAAAATAGTATAAATCATGTCTAAGTTATTTGGGTTCTCAATCGAGGACACCGAACCACTATCTCCGAATGTAGTCTCACCTGTTCCCCCAAATAGAGAGGATGAGTCAGACTACTTTATGAGTAGTGGTTTTTTTGGTTCTTATGTTGATATTGAAGGTGTATTCAAAACTGAATTTGATCTAATAAGAAGATACCGTGAAATGTGTCTTCATCCAGAAGTAGATAGTGCGATTGAAGATATTGTAAATGAGGCTATCGTTTCAGATACAAATGATCATCCAGTTGAAATAGATTTAGACCATCTTAATGCAAGTGATGGTATAAAAAAGAAAGTAAGACAGGAGTTTAAATATATTCTTGACTTATTGGACTTTGATAAAAAGGCACATGAGATATATCGTAACTGGTATGTTGATGGTAGAATTTATTATCATAAAGTAATTGATATCAAAAAACCAGAAGAGGGTATTCAAGAGTTAAGATACATAGACGCAATAAAAATGCGTTATATAAGACAGGAGCAAAAAAGTAAAGAGGACAAATATAAAGTACAAAATCTTTTATCTAAGGATCCGACAGATTATCCGTTTCCTAAAATTGAAGAATATTTTATTTACAATCCAAAAGCAGCGTATCCAACAGGAAATATAAATGCAAGAGGTGCATCTCAAGGAATTAAGATGGCAAGAGATTCTATTTCTTATTGCACATCTGGTTTAGTTGATAGAAATAAAGGTACTACGTTATCATACCTACACAAAGCTATTAAATCACTCAATCAATTACGTATGATTGAGGATAGTTTGGTGATATATAGATTGTCCCGCGCACCAGAGCGTAGGATTTTCTACATTG